AAAGACACAACAAATCTTATTAAAAACCGTAATTTTTGCATTTACTGGGGATTGCATGAAAATCTTGGCATCGATCGGCGGCTACGGCGCCAACGGCGCAGACGCGGTAACCATTGCAGCGCTGCGCCAACCCGACGGCATCCTGGTGATCGTTCGGCAAGTGGAATACCAGGCACAGCGAAAGCCCGGCATGGCTTTCGTGACGAACATGAAGATGGATGCCTACGACTGCATGTTTCTTGAGGAGCATTTGAGCCCGGCCATTCGCGCCTACAGGGAAATGGTGGGGCAAGGCCTTCTGACCTTCAGCGATGACAGCGTGAAGTTCACGCCACGGATTGAAACAGACGGTATTGACGAAAGGGGCCAGAAGTACCGTCTGGACGAAAACATCAGCAACGGCCAGATGGCGGTGCTGGCGATCGTGCATTTCGTGTCGCGCCAGCAGGCCATCACCAGCACGGCCACGCTGGCGGAACGCATGGCCGGGCTCTACGACATCATGTCGATTTAATCGGCGTTGGCCGCGTAGGGCTCGCCGTATACGTCGTAACCGGCATCGTCCAGGGCGCTCTTGCCCTTGCCGGTAACCATGTAGAGCCCATCGCTGGTTTCGACCAGGCCCAGCGCCAGCAACTCAGCCAGGGCGTCCTGGCTCTTGATATCGCCACCCTCGGCCGCCGACACCGCGGCAATCCCCACCAGCTCAGCCAGCCCGGCATCGCTCAAGGCGGGGCCGGCGCTGTCGAGCATGCCGATCGCCAGGCGGAACGATTCCGCGTTGCGCTTCTCCAGTTCGGCCTGCTCCAGGTTCCCTTCGGCCAGGTTGATCGGGTAATTCGTCTCGACCGTCTCCAGGGCGATCCGCAACACCGCCACAGCGCCACCGGTGCCCACGCTGTCGAGCAATTCAGGATTGGTCGCCACAAGGTCGCGTGCGGCGATGTAAGCGACTGCAAGGGAGTCCAGCAGCGCTGGTGCCACCGCCTTCAGGTGAGCCTTACCGGCTTCGGTCGCGTGGTAGACACCAGAGTCATCCTCGGCATATCCACGCTCAATCAGTGACTGCAGCCCGACTTTGCTGGGGATATCGCCAGCCTCCAATGCGTACTTGCTGTTCACCAGGGCCGCCAGCGTGTCGATTTCCGCGCCGCTCAAGTCATTGACGCCATCCAGCAGCGCGGCCTGGCCTAGCTCCGCTCGCAACTCATTGACCTGAGCCCGGCGTTCGGCAATCTGGGTGTCGAGCTGGGCCACGCGCTCAGTCAGAACGACCGCCATTTTCGGCGCCGGCGTGGTCATGCCTGGCGGCAGAGCGATAGCCTTGCGGGCCTGAGCTTTCTGGAACGCGGCCTGATTCTTCTCAGCCAGGGCGGCAATCTCGGCAACGGCCTTGGCGGTGTCGTCGTGCGCCTTGATCGGCACAACCGAGTTATTGAGCAGCACCTGGTAGATATCGCCGGCCGCGGTCACGCGCAGGGTGACGGACTGACCGCTGGCCAGGGTTAGGAAGGCTTCCCGGTAGGTCATGCCGTTGGTGCGCTTGGGCTTGTCGATGAACTCGGTGGCCACAACAGCCTGGCCGGCGCGGATCATCAGTTGTTTGACCTTCTTCAGCGCCGTAGCCGCGCTGGCGGCGCTGGAAAAGTCGAGCGGGTTCGTTGCAGGCATGACATGCCCCCATAGTGTGGATACATGGGGGACATTGTGCGGCACGGGCAAGGCCTGCCCGGCGCGGCGTTTGCGCAGTTATCCGACCAGGACGTTGGCCGATCCAGTCGCACTGTGGTCACAACTGGCCATGTCCCCGGCCCGGCATACTGCTATACCGTTGGCGAACACCGTACCGCTGGCCCCCACCATCACCGGAGTGACATGGGGCGGGACATTGGGTGCGTGGGCGGCGACTGCGGCGCCCTTGACGCCGATCGGGGAGCCGTTGACCAGCACCTTCGGCGCCAGGTTGCCGACAATTGTGCCCCCGGCTGTGTCCACTCCTACACGTACTGCACCAGGCATAGAGCACCCCTTAGTTGAGTTTGATTGTTGTGGCGAGCGCCGCCATTTCCGCGCCGGTGAGGGTGAGCGTGGTTCCGCCCACGACCAGCTTGATCTGGGTGCCGGCGTTGATCGTAAATGTCTCGTCGGCGTTGAGCTCGAAGTTGTCGTGATTCCACCGGCGCATACCAACGACGTTGCCGACATTGGGGTTACGGAAGCCCATGATGATCGGATACCGCGGGTCACCAGCCTCAAACGCCACGTAAATCGGCGCCCCCACGACCAAACGGATTTCAGTGTCGGTCGAGTCGTCCCCAACGGGATACATCACCTCGGCAAGCGGCAGGATATCGGCACCGTCGGTGTACGGCGGCACTTCTACCCGCACTTCCCGGCGGTCACGGTCCACGCTGCGGATGAACGCGGCATGCAGGAAATTAGAGGGCATTGACCAGACTCCCAAGCCAAAGGCGACTGCGGCTCTCCTGGGCACCTTCCAGGCTTTCGAAGGCATGCAGGGCGGTGATGACTATCAGGTTCTCGCCAGCCACCTGCAGCACGTCGCCAGCCTGTATGTGCTGGCAGATGTTGCTATCGACGGACTTGCTGCGCACCAGGACGCTAGAAGCGTTGCGCAGGCGGCGCGCATCTGTACGCGGCATGTATTCCATGATCCGGGTCTGGCCGCTCGGGCCGACCACCATGGCGGCGTTGTCGTCGGTGCTGTAGTAGGTTGGCACGTCCTGCAGTTGCAGATATTCGCTGATGATCTTGGCCGAACTGTCGATCTGCCCGATATTGTCCACCGGCACCTGCTTACTCATGTCGGTCAGACGCATGGCGCTGATCCGCCCACCACGCAGCACCAGGGCGGCGCCTTCCTCCTGCAGGATCTGAACTAGGGGGTAGCTCGGGATCTTGCCCTTGAAGCAAGTGAACCGCGGTACCGCAAAATCGTTTTCCACCTGGGCATAGGCGCCGCATGCACGGAACGCCAGGCCAAAGGTCGTATTTTCCTGCAGCACGGCCGCCGCCCGCGCGCTGGCGATTTTGGCGCAGCTGTACAGCAACGCCGTCACCTTCATGGCTTGCTGTTGGGATTGGCCTTGCACCTGCCCCATGGGTGGCGCCTTGTCTGTTTTGACGACCAGATAGCGCAGGTTCTCCCGGCCAGCCCAGACAGAGGCGCCTTCCGTTACCTTTTTCTCTACGCCATCGATCAGCTTTACTGTGAACTCCAACGTTCGCGGTACCGGCGCCAGGTCGGAACGCAGTCGCCAGGCAATCACCACGTCAGTGGGGAGCATGTCCCCGTTTTCACGTAGAAAAACGTTCATTCCGGCTGATTCCAGGCAATACCGTCATCAGTGACGTTACCGCGCACCTGGGTAGTGGTGTCGTCGTACTGCACTTCTTGTAACAGTCGGTAGCCTGGCGGGTTGTGCTGGGTACCGTCGTTGGGCTCACCCTCGGCCGGGGCATCCAGGACGGGCATGGTGCACTTGAGCATGATGTCCGCGGCCAGGATCTTGATGTTCTTCAGCTCCGTTTTAACGTCCATCCAGTCGATGCGGTTGGTTTCCAGGGTGATCGGCGCCGGAATGCTGTACTCGCCAAAGGCATAGAAGGCCTTGAGGTGGCGATTACTCGGGCGCTTGATGAACGTGGCCAACTGGGCAGCCAGGCTTTTCGTCGAAGCCCCCTCACTGCCAATAATCACCACCTGCAGGCGCTGGTCCATCATGGAGTGCTGGTAGCCATACCATGATCCGCCCTCATTGATCTGCAGGAGGCGCCTGGCAATGTGATCGCCACCCCAGTCGGCGCCGGTACCCATGAAATTCTCATCAACGGCCATCAGCACGATCGGAAACATCGCGTTGGCGCCTTCAGCCCCGTTCACGTTCTTGCGGTAGGCCGCCAGCATGTCCTGGGCGGCATCGATCATTCGCGACGGCGCCCACATGACTGCCTGGGCAAATGGCTTCTGCCGATACAGCTCCACCGCCTTGGTATTGGCGTACAGCTCGGTAAACCACCGATTCATGTACAGCCCCCAGGCCGCGCGGATCTGGTCAAAGCTACCGTTTAAGTTCTGCGACATGACTTACTGGCCTTCCTGCTTGTTCTCAGCGACGTTTGCGCCTGCTCGGGCCACATCTTGCACCAGGCCGCCCGCCTCATTCGGGGCGGCCTTTGCGGCATATTCGGCTTTGCTTCTAGGCCAAATTTAAGAGCGATACCGGGATGCCGGCCGTCACTGTGGGAGCGGGGAGCATCCACAGGTGCTGGGGAGTGATGCGCGCGCCCAGCTCAGTGCGAAGCAACGGCGTCTGCGCCTGGTCGAATGCCCAGGCCACGAACTCAGAACAGAAGAACCGGCCTTTCGACTGCAGGCGCTTGGAGTGCAGCAGGATGCCCAGCAGCCCAATATAGTCATAGCCGGCCCCCAGCTTGCTCAGGGCGGCCTCTTTGACCTTCTGCGCATCAGGACAAGGCATGCTGACCAGCGCGGCGTAGCTGGACTTCTCCAGGCGTTCCTTGAGCGGTGTCAGCGTCACACCGCCGAACATGTTGGCGCCAATCACCTGGTCGCCCATCACGATTTCAACGTGACTGAAGGCGGACCAGGTAACGCCCCGGATCAGCAGGCTACCGATCAGGTTACGACGGGTGAACAGCAGCTGTACCGACTGCATCATTGCTCACCCCCGGCGTTACCCGTACCGTTGTTGCCCACACCCGAAACCGCCTGTTGAATGGCTGCCACGGTTGCAGCGGCAAGCGCTTGGGCGGCCTCGGGCTGTTCGGCCTCCATCAAGGCCCGGATCTGCTCCTTGGCCGCCAGGCGGGTGGTGCGAATCAACACCAGCGCGCCGTTGTACGCGGCTGCCTCGGCCAGGATGTTATCAGCCGCTTGCTGGGCGGTTCGGTCGCCAATTGCCCAGGCCGCCACCATCGGCGGCACGGCATTAGCGGGATAGCCCGCATCCTTGAAGGCCTGTGCCTCATCGGCGGCGCGCTGATATTCAACGGCGCGCAGCGGATCACCTGCAACTTTTTCCCGTGCTCGATCCGCCGCTTCGTCTACCTGGGCGCAAAGCTCAGGGCAAGATGGGGCAGCCGCTGGCGGATCAATTAGCACCGGAGCACCATTCGCCTGCCGCGCAATGCACTTGCCAGTGGCGAGCCCGCAAATCAGCTCCTGGTGCGCTTCGATGGTGATTTTTATCCCGCCGTTATCCCGGTCCAAAAACAGAAACCGCTGGTCCTGCTCAACCCACAGAGCCCACATGGCAGGCGCGGCCATTTCAGGAAGACCGACAAGCACCGGGATGCCGTGCTCATCAGGAACGATCACCTTCCCATCGTGGAGCCCTTGCAGCAGCAGCGCATAACGTTCCTGGCTGATTTCTACGCCGCCATTGTCTTCATCCGAATCCGAGAACAGAAAGGACTGGTTATCATCCAACCACTTAGCCCATACCGTCATAGCGAGGTTCCTTTTGCAATGTAGTGACAGACCAGGCTGGCAATGTTGCAGCGGCCGTTGAAGCCTGAGGTGGTTGGCGAGTCGCCCCAAGCTGAGGTTGTGGTGGTCGAGGGGTTCATCGGAGTGATGATGAGCTCATCAACCCGCGCGAAACCTTGCGCGAACGTCACCGCCACCGGAGCGCCAGGCGTTGCGCTGGCGGTGAATGTGCCCCGGCACTCTTGCTGGCCGTTTGGCAGTTTCTGATAGCCGAGGGCGGCGTTAGAACCCGCAAATTGCGCGGAATACCTCAGTGCAGCAGAGCCGGTCAGACGCCACACGCCGGTTTCTTTGGTGAGAATGGCTGTGTCACCCCACTTGAGGGTCACTGAGGCGAGTTGCGAACCGTCAGGACTGATCTTGTCGGAGCCCGAAGCGGCAATTGTCTTATCCACGCCGGACGGGTTATGCAGGGTGATCGTTGCCCCCACTGGAACATCCGCCAGCACAGGCAACACCACGGATTGAGCACCCGCGTAAGCGAGGGAAATCATCTGCCCGGCGTCGGCAGCATTGAAGTTGACGGTGCCGCTGGCGACTATTGAGCGGCCCCCCGATAAGTTGCCCAGCGCCCGCTGTACAAACGCCGTCGTGGAAAAAGAGGTGTCGTTGGCAAACTGCGACTGCGTGGTCCAACCTGGTCCAGACAAGGCAGCGGCAAATTTCAGCGAGGCACTGCCGCCAACCAACCGCCACAAGTTGCCAATACGAACAAACACGGCGGTATCGCCCAAGGCCATCGAGATGTTGCCGACGTAGTTCACGGCGTCGATTGATTCGGTAGCGCCAGCCTGCACCGTTAGCGTGCCCAGACCGCACAGGAGCTTGACCACCGCCCCCCGAGGAATTGCTCCGCCAGTTGGCAGGGTGGCTGTCATCGCCCCCGCACCAGCAAACGCGGCGATCTTGCCGATGTCAGAGACGGTTAACGCCGCTGTTGCCGAGTAGTTGGTGTAGTCGCCGTATTCGAGCCCCATCCGCTTCAGGAACGCGGAGGTGACAAACGACGTGTCGTTGTCGAACTGCGCAGGCGTTAACCCTTTCACGTCGCCCGTGAAGGTCGCACCAGCGAGCTTTGCAAAGCTCGTGAGGGCCGTGATCAAGCGGCGAAGGGATACCCAGCTGGTGCTGTTGGTGGCCGTCAGGGCGGTAGCTTCAGCGTCAGTGACTTCGGAGCTCGCAAAGCCTGCGCCGGCAGTGAGCTGGAACTTGGCGCCGTCGTAGTACACGTCATAGACGCCACCAGCCACGATGCTGCCAGCCGTCAGCTGCACACCGCCGGTTTTCAGCACCTGGACCGGACCAACACCGTCCACGTTGATTGTGGTGTCGCCCGTGTTGGTCAGTGCCGCCTTAAATGAGAAACGGTTGCCCTTGATGTACTGGGTTAGATCGACGATATCCGGCAACGTCAGCGCAATGGCGTTGGCGCTACCAGTCACGTCACCCCACAAGTGCCCCTGGTAGTCGGGGAACTTGGCGCGCAGAGCGTATTGAGGGTGGGCGTTGAACGCGCCCTCATGCGCCGCCAGAGCGGCCAGCGCCACGCTTTCGTCTGGATCGACGACAAAGCTGATGCTGTTCGCCGGCACCGACTTAAACCCCAGGTCATTGAACAGAACATAGGCCACGCCGTCAGTCTTGTAGGAGGCTACGGTGCCATCTGCTTTGGACCAAACAAACACCAGCGTGTTGTTGGACCAGAACGCGATTTCACCGATAGCCACCTGGCCAACATCTTCGCGCCAGGTGCTGACCATACGAATTTGAAAAGGCGTTGGGCGGCTGGCGCCGGCCACTGTGACCTTGTTCCCCACCGGGGCGACCAGCGCCACCTCGGTTCCGACCGGATCGTAGTGCGCCGTACCGAAAGATACGTGCGTGATTTTCAGTTCAAGCCCGTCATTGCTCGCATTGAATGCGGCCGCTTGCCCCGCTTGCGTCAATGTCGGGTTGATAATTACAGGATTCGCCATACAGCCCCCACGGGTTTAGATATGGCAAATGCTACGGGGCAAAAAACGGCCTAATTGAGGTGACTTTGCGCGCTTGAGAAGCTGTAGGTGAAGTTTGAGCCGCCGGCGATAGAGGCCGGGCCGACATCCTCCTGGCTGAAAGTCGGCTGTTGCGAAAAGAGGGTTTCGCCAGACGTTCGACAGACCACCACGGAGTTACCGGTGAACATCAACCCGTAATCCATCACCACACGTCGCACAGCGCGCAGCTCCAGGACAAAGCGCGCCGCGACCGCTGTGCGCGCCGCCTTCAAAATGCGCTCAGGGACAATATCCGTCTCGATGTCCACGCGCAGGCGACTGGTAAGGAAGTAGTCCGCCTCAACTTCCCCAGCGGCGAGCATTTCGGCATCACTCATCACGTCAACCGGGTACGTCCCCGCCTTCTTGCACCAGAGCTGATCGATGGTGAACACCGGGCCGAACAGGGTTTGCAGGTATGTGGCGAGAAACTTGGTCCCGCGTTGAGGGTTTCGATAGCGCCAGGCATGGAACAGGTGCCGGATCTGCTCCATGGTGGTCGTGCGCAGGACGGCCAGCCCGTCACCTACCAGGCCCCGTTCAACCAACGAATCAGGCCCAATGTGCGGCATGCCGTACAACGCCACTTCGCTGACCGTAGGGTCAATGCGTTTTTTGTACAGCGCCAGAAACAGGGCTTTGAACTCGCGCTCAACTTCGTCGAACTCAGCGCTTCGAACAAGCGGCTCCAGCTCCATGTTAGGACGCCTCCCGCACGTTGATGATTAAGCTTTGGGTGGTGATGTAGCGGTAATGTTCTGGGTGCACCGGGCTGTCATCACCAATGCTATCGATGGTCATGTTCCCAAGGCGCGAAGTCAGGGCCGTGACGTTGTTATCAATCATCAGCGCATAGATATCCTTCTCCAGAATCTGCGCCTCGCCGCGCTTCGCCCAGGCCGACTCAGGGCCGTACTTACCAAGGAGTAACGTGCGCACCTGTTGCTTGACGGCGCCAGAGTCATAGACCGATGGAATGGTAAGCGTCACCTCCATGGGCACGACAACATCGATCGCCGGCACGAACTTGATTTTGTAGCTATCGTCGGCGCGCAGAATCACGGCCTTGATTTGTGCTTGCAGGACATCCAGCGCGGTACCGGCCTTGCGGGCCGCCACATACAGCGTGTTGATGTTGTCCAGACTGTAGCCGCGAATCTCCTCCTCCCTGGCCTCGTTCCAGATACTGAGGAACGTCACCGGGGAAATGGCCTTGCGCACGACAAAATCGAAGTTGGAGCCGAATACGGCGCTGTCATCGTAAATGCCAGGGTAGGAACAAACCTCGCGCATGGTCGCAATGTCCATCGGATTGGCGCCGGTCTGGACCACCTCAGACAGCTCCATATCCACCAACGCATCAGAAGCCCCACCGGTGTACTCGAAATAGAACTTCAGGCCCTCAGCAAGCGCCACGGCGCCTTCAGTGTCCTGCACCGTGATGGTTATCTGCTCGCCAATTGCAGGTTGGTAGCCAGACAGGCCGGCGATCCCGAATTGCAGACTCAAGGCGCTGGTTTCGTCGGACTTGATGTTGTAGACCTTCTCACCGTCCTCGATGTTGGCGAAGTTCGTCGAGTACTCAAATCGATCCACCAGCACGCTGGCAATAAAACCGATTTGAGCATCGGCCAGAGCGATCGTGTAGAACGGCACGTTAACCGCCACCTGGTGCGTGAAGGTGCGAGAGCTGACTTGCTTGGCGGTCATATACCCGACGTTACCAGGCAGCAGATCAACGCCAGACAGCACCAGCCAATAACGCCCAGCCGCGTCCTGAAGCACGCGCCCGGCCAGCACTCGCACCGACTCCATTGAGTTATTCGTGACCTTCAGCTTCGCAATTGACGGCGTGCCGAAGGGCAAGATGCCCTTTACTGCCGCGTCAGCGCGCACCGTCACGTCGCGAGCCTTGGTGAAGGGCTCCCCTGCAGTAATTTCCACCTGCAGGTCCAGGTGCGCCAGCATGGACGCCATCGACGCGAGGCCCTGCATAATCATCGGGTCACCGATCTGGAACCGGGCAGCGATGGTCGGATAGCTGGCGATGTCATTCACCGCATCCTGCAAAAACTCGTCTTTAGTAGCTGCCACGTTTTACGTCCCCTAAATCGCTCAGGCTCACCGAGGAGCCATTAATTTCGATGTAAATGTTTTTGCGATCGATGCCGGATGACTCGGCGTACAGGTTGATCACGCCCACCGGTAGCGCCGCCAGTACTGGAATGTCTTCGCGCATCTTGGCCAGGAAGGCGTCAGCGATCGGAGAGCTGAGCGGTTTTTGCAACAGCTCCTCGGTGGGCGCGCCGTAGGGCGAACCCAGGTAGGCATAGGGCTTGGTCGCAAGCCAATGGGCTACCATTCGAAACAGCAGATCCACGTTATAAGCATCGTTGGCCATAGGGCACCGGTTACGGTCTATTGAGTGGAATCATGGCAAACAAAAACCGCCGTTTTTGGCGGCGGTTTCCGTAGTTCAGGCGTTACATACGGCCCAGGCTGGCGCCGCCCAGGCCACCGGTGGCGGCGTGCGCAATACGCCTGTCCTCCAGATCCTGGCTGAGTATCATCGGCGCTTGCGGTGTTGGCGCAGGCTTTCCGCTACCGCCCCCCAGCATGGGCTTGGCTACTTGCGGGGTGCTGGGCAGCTTCACCAGGCTGGCATCAGCCGCTGGCGGGGCGTAGGTCGGCATTTTCATTGGCGACAAAGCGGCCGGCGCAACGGCAGCCATCTGCACCGTGGCCGGGGCCATGGGGGTAACCTGGGCAACGGTTGCCGGTGGTGTCGGCGTCATGTTGGCCAGCGGCATCATCCCCAATGGCTGGCCCTTGGGCGCGGCCGGCGCAACACCTGCAGTACCAGGTACTGCAGGTGCGCCTGGAACCTTCGCGGCACCCGGTACCGCACTCGCTTGCGCCGTGCCTTTCACGGCAGCCATGGTGCTTGCGATCGCCCCCGTTGCCGCCGTTGGCGCCGCTACCTGCACCTGGTCAGCCCGACGGGTAGGCGTCAGGTCGCCCACTTTGGCCTGTTCCAGGTACTTGTCGTACTTGGCCGACACGTCATCCATGCCGTTGGTGCCGCCGTTGGTTTTCACGCGAGCGCCTGCAATGTCGCCCTTGGCGGCCGCCGCGTTGGCGCCGGAGTCTTTCCAGTGCTGTACGGCGATCTTGGCGCGGTATTGCGGGTCGTTGGCCAGATCCGGATTGTTCACCAGGTCAATGCCCAGCTTTTTGCCCATCTTTTCGTATTGATCGCGCCCGGTGAGCTGAATGTCGCCCCGGCCCCGGAATTTGTACCCATCGCCGGGATCGACGTTGCCCATCCGCCCACCGTAGACCTTGTTGGCGATCGCCTCGGGGTTGTTGGCGTCGGCGCGGGCGCTGTCGGCGTCCTTGTAGTACTTGGGGAATACCTCCTGCAGACGCTTGGCGCTGTAGTTCAGGTTTTCCTCTGACTTTTTGAACCCGCCGCTTTCGTGGTCCACGTTGGCCATCAGCGCAGCCTTCGATTTCGGGTCAGTGATGCCCCCGGCGTCCATGGCCTTGATCAGTTCGTCTTTGCGCGCGTCGGAACCGCCGGTATAGCGGCCACCGGTGATGGTATTCAGTGCGTTCTGGCCAGCATCCTTAACCGACGTGGCTTTATCGCCCACGTAGTCCTTGGCGCCCTGCACCTTGTCATCAACGGTGTCCTTGAACGCCATGACCTTTTCTGTGGCGCTTTTCCAGGTGTCCTTGGCCCAGTCCGTCATGGAAGTAAAGGCGCTGGCACCGAGAGTCACCAGGCTATCCCACCCGTCTTTGACCGCGCCAAACGCATCGCTGGCCATCTGGCTGGCGCCGTCGGCAACGGTCTGCCATGCGCCGGTAATGCTGTCCATCATCCCCGCCATATCGACGGTACTGAGCCATTCCCCTACAGCGGTACCCAACTGCTCACCCAGCATGCCGCCTAAAAGCGCGCCAGCCGGCCCGCCGAACATCCCCAGGATGCCGCCCAACATGCCGCCGGCAATCCCCCCCATGTTGCTGTAGCGTTCGGTCTTGCTGGCCTGCTGCTCCTCGGGTGTCGCGTTCGGGTCATCCTTGGCCATGGCTGCGCTGGCGAACATGCCAGCGCCAAACAGCGCACCAATAAATGGGAGCTTACGCAGCAATCCTTTGACGGCGCCCCCCACCGCGCCGCCCGCGGCCTTAACTTTACTGGCAGTACCACCCGCAACCTTCGCTGCAGCTTTGGCCGACTCAGGTTTTGCGGTCCCGGCCTTGCTCGATGCACCTGGTGCACTTGGAGCGGCTGTCTTGCCGGCGGCATCTTTGGGCCCTGGCGTTTTCCCACCTGGTGCGTCTGGATGGCCAACGCGGCTGGTTTTGGCGCTCGCCTCTGCAGGGGCGCCCTTGCCACGTCGGCCAGCCCTGTCCCCGGCATTGGTAGAAGCGGCGCGGCGACTTGGGGCATCAACCCGGCCGCGGCGCCTCAATCCAGCAACGCCCTTCAGCACCGATCCCACGCCTGCCAGAGCCCGCATCATGCCCGTCATCCGTGCCAGGGCCTTGATCGGCGCCAGTAACAGCCCCAGCATCGACGCCAGGCCCGCCAGCACCATCCCCAGGCCGGAGCTGCCACCTTTCTCGCCCTTCAGCGTGGTCCAGATCCGCCGAAACCACATAGCGTTAGAACGCTGACTCTTTTCCTCGGGTGAGGATTTGCGCAGACCGAATAACCCCGCCAGCGGCTTCACTGCACCCACCACCGGCGAAACGATGCCGCTCACCTCCTTCGCCGCCTGCACGGTTGGGTCGATGTTGTCGGCGCTGGTCGATAGGCCTTGCGCGGCGCTCTTGAGTGATTCCGAGGCGGCGCCCATCGCCTTGGATGTTTTCGATTCACCGGCATCGGCCGGCCCAGCGCCATCGGCACCGAATCGGCCGTTGGTTTGCCGCTTACGCTCGGCACGCTCAGCCCTGGCCACGCCTTCGTCAGCGATCGCAGGCTTTACGGTGTGCGGTACCGCGGTTTTGAACTGGCCGTTTTCGGCACGGGTGCGTGGTTCGGCCGGCGTGGCAGGGGCTGGCGCCGTTGACGCTACCGGGGCTGCTGGGGCTGCTGGGGCTGCTGGGGCTGCTGGGGCTTGTGTGACCGTGGCCATGGCTGGGGCTGGTACCGCCGGAGCTTGTGCCGGCGGCGCGAGCATGGTCGGGGCAGTGGCTGGCGCCGTGGGCGTGACCGTGGCCGGGGTTGGCGTGGCGGCAGGCCCCGTCATGGCCATGGCCAGGTTCGGGGATGCCTGGGGCACGCTTGGCGCCATCGGCATCACCTGGCTGGTGCTCATCACCGGATCGCTGTCGCTGATGATGACTGGCGCGGGGGCGGGGCCTATGGTGGTCACGTCAGCGGCGGGCGCGATCGGCGCGCTGACCGGTGCGCCAGGCTCTACCGGTGCCGCGTGCAGCGCCTGGACCTGCTGTGCGCGCTCCTGATCACCGGCGGCGAGCGTAGGCGTGCTGGCATCAGGCGGCGGGGCGAACGATTGGGCGCCCATCCCATCAGCAATACGCGATAGCAGGCTGATGCTTTCCTGGGTGTCGTCATGGATGGCGCGAAGAATGTCGATTTCGCGCCCGGCCTTGTCGATGTCGTCCTCAGTGCGGGGCCCCACCAGGAAGCCCGACTGGTCGTATTGATCCTGTTTTAGGATTTCGTCGGCCATGTTCAGCGCAGCCCAAGCACTTGGCTAACCAGGGTGCGTCCTTTGGCCAGGAAGCCGGTGGTTTCCTCCTCCTTGGGTGTCGCCACCTCGCCCGGCAGGGCCTCCAGATCCGCCCGCATGAAGCGATCGGCACTATCGAGCATGTCGGCCGCGCGGCTGGGCATGTAGCTGGTACCGCGCTCGAGTTTTTCCGGGCAAGTACTGTCGAGCATGCCGCCGCCAGCCTTCAGACGCTCCGTCAGGCGAGCAACTTGCTCCACCAGCTCATCATTGGCCGCGCACTGTTTCAGGTATGCCTGGCTCATGTCGGCCGCGTGGGCTTCGTTCTCGGCCATCACCTTGTCCACGCTGTCCATCATGTCGCCGTAGTCCTGGGCAAAGCCCCCCGACGACAACGCCCCCGCGTCTACGCTGTCCAGCATCGCGGCATAGCCACGGTTGGTGTCGTAGTTGGGGCTGCGCACAAAGTCCATGCCGAAGTACTGCTGTGGGGTGCGCTTGCCGTTCACGTCCGGCGCAAAAAACACGGAACTGAAGCCCCAGTTATTGCTGCGGTACAGGCGGGCGGCCACACGGCCAGGCCCAGAGTCCAGGAACTCTTGTTGGTGCTGTACGGTGCCGTCTGGCATGCACTTGAGGAACACGGTTTTCACTGCCGGCTCCAGAACAACGGTTTTACCGCCCTCAATGACCGTCTCAGGCACAGCCAGGCCGTATTTCTCCCGGAAGCCATGGCCGACGTAGCCGAAGTAGTCGCCCTTGCGCACAGACTCTTGGGTGGCAGGGTGGTTGATCAGCCGCATGGCGGCATCGATGTCGATCGCACGATTTTGGCCGGTGTAGTCACGGCCGCGGTCGTTGAGGTTGTAGCTGATTACAGGGGTGCGGTATGCCATTACGCGGCCTCGTTGTCGTTGTCTTGTGTCAGCGCCACTTCAGGCTCCGACGTTTCTACAGGTTGGCCGTTCGGCCCCATGATCATCCCGCCGTCAGGCTGGGGCGGTTTGGCATTCTTGAGCCCCTTGGCCAGCAACTTGGCCTGCTCTTGATCCAGCTCGGCCATAAGGAGCATCACCTTGGTCGCTTCTTCATCCATGCCCAGATCGCGCAACTGCGCCAGCACCTGCACCAGGATGGCCACGGTGTTCATGGCGCGCTCACGGCTGGCTTGTTTCTCGGCTTCCAGGGCGGCGATCGAGCCGAAGAAATTGACGTTGTACGGGCGCTCACTGTCCGCCCAGGCAAAGCCGTACTTGGCCAGCATGTGGCGATCGATGATGTCGTTGGCGTAGGCCATGTAGGCGGTGCGGATGATCCGAGAGCGCTCGGCCGCCTGGCTGCTGGTGCGGTTGAAGCCACCTTCGCCCAGGCCACCGGTCATCTGGTCGGCAAAGCCCACCATGGAAAGATCGATGCCGCCGGTACCGGCCAGCTTACGGGCGCAAAACATCACGTCCTCGATGTTGGCGCCGGCGCCACTGTTGGCGGTACCGGTGAAGCTGGTGACCTGGGTGAGCTGCTTTTCGTTGAAGGTCGGCATGACGTGGAAATTGCGCGAAACGGCGTAGGTGCCGTTCTTCACCGCCTGCTCTGCCCGGTCTTTCATGGACCTGAGCATTTTTTCCAGCGAGCGCATAAAGCTCTCTTGCTGCTCCAGGGTCATGTCCGACATGTTGGCGCCGATCATGGTTTCATCAATGGAGCCGGCGATACGCTGACCGATCATCCCGCGCAGGGCGGCAATCAGGTTGTCGTAATCCTCCTCCATGGCTTCCAGGAACGAACCGCCCACCAGATCGGGCAGTGGCATCATCAGGCGCGGGTCATCGGCCTCCAGGTTCATTTTCTGGGCGTTCTCGACGGCCCGCATCTGGGGAACGAACACCATGCGCGGCATCTTCATCCGCGCCACCTGCAGGTGGTTGAAGCGCGTTTGCATCTTCGGCCCCAGCGCCACCACGCAGCCCACCGTGCGCCCGGCTTCCACGTATGGCTGCACCAGGGGCGGGAACAACGACTCAGCATCGAGCAGCGTTACGCCCACCTTGGGCTGTACGTAGATCCGGGTGTAGGCGTCACCAAAGGTCGCGGCGTTGAAGCAAGTGCCGTGGGCGCTCTTGTTGAGCATGGCGGCGATCGTCTGTAGGTCTTCGACGATCTTGGCGTCAGCGGCGCTGATGTTCGGCTTGGGCTCGATAAAGACGGTTTCGCCGGTGGTTTCATGGCCACCCAGCGCCATCTGGACATGCAGGCGCAGGATCGTGCTAATCAGCCCGTCCTGGATCATGTGATGCCACTTCAGATAGATTTCTGACCTGGCGCGGGCAGGCCGATCGGCGTTGCCCATGATCATTTCAATGCCGACGTAATCCGCATCGAAAGTGGACACGTTGACCATTTTGTTGGGCGACACGTCCACTTCGGAGAGCAGGAGCTTGGTCGCGGCCTTGGTGGCGGCGCCCAGCTTGCTGATCAGGGACTTTTTCGGTTGGTTTTCGTCTGCCATGTGAGTCGGTACGCAGTAGGCCTATTTGGCGAACAGCGTAACGGCCCCAGAACAGCCAATTTCCGGGGGCTTTGCACCGTATTGGCGATCGGCGCGCTACCGCTCCAGTGCAGCGGTGGCGGCCTCATCTGGGCGTGGATTGAGCAGGTAATTGCGGGTGTACGGGTGAATGTTGATGTCACCGGTCACGTCCACAATCTGGTAGTTGACGATCACGCCACCACCCACCAGCACGGCCACCAGCATCTGGCGATCGGGCAGCACGTAGCCTTCGGTACCGGGGTTGGGGATCGGCTCAATGGAAGCCTGAAGCACCTGTTCTTCGTAATCCAGGTGCCCGCCATTGTCCGACGTGTTGCCCAGCGGCGCCGCGAAACCTTGCGCGAAGTGGATGCGGGCATCACAAGCGACCACCCACGTATAGTTCACCTCATCTTCAGACGAGAGCATGCCGGCGCCCCCAAGGGTTGGGGCCCCGTCGAAGGCAGCGCCCTCGTCGGCTCGATCCACACGCTTGGTGAACAGCACGCAGTCGATGGAATTGGGCTCACGCAAGGTGCGCTGGCGGTTGGCCCTGTTGACGGCGATTGCGACGTTATTGAGCATGCTTAACCCTGTGCTTTGTCTGCGGCGGCAATTGCGGCCAGTGCGGCTTCACGGCTGTAACCCAGCCCCATCAATACCTTGATCTTTTTGTCTGCGCCTACGGGCTTGTTGACCTTCGCGGCGTGTGTCTTTCGTAGCGAATCGTTCGCGGCCTGGATACGCGCGGCGGTCCTGGCCTTGCCCGCTGGCGTACCGGCGCGAGCCTCCCGGCGCTCTTGCGACGTGGTGATAGCCCGATCCCTGGCACGCACGGCGCCAGCCTTCTCGATGAACGCCTTTTGATCCGCCACCGACACAATCTGACGCTTGTTGCTGAGCGTCTTCCGGCCGTTCTCGATCATCCGGGTAGCAAAGTTCAGGAACGTCGGTCCATGGGTAATGGCTTGCATCACGCGCAATACGTGCTTGCAGCCCACCCCGTAGAGCGTCGGGTTGCGGATCTTCGGGAAACCGTCCTCTGCTCGGCCGTAGTTGAAGTTGCCAATGCTGGCGATGTAGCGAAACCAGAAGGTGTGCCGGCCACAGTCGCAGTCGAATTTGATCTTGCTGCGCATCATCTGCTTGGCGGCGTCCTTCGAGGACATGCCGCCAGACAGGGCGCTGTCGTACCCCAGGAACTGCACCATGACGTGGTGACGCACAGCCCCGTTGTTTGGGCCAGCGTTGGTCTGGAAGTGCACCAGGCCGGCGCGATTGGTCACCGGCACACAGGTGTGAATCTCCTTTTCCGAACGCCGGCGATCCTGGGCGCGGGACAGATCGATCACCTGCTTGGGCAGGATGCCGCCGAACACGCCTTTGCCGTTCTTCTGCAGGCCGTGGCGCTTCTGTACGTCCTTCACCGCGGCCTTGAACGCCAGGATGTCGTCCAGGGTCAGCAGGCGCGGGCTGCCATCGATCGAAGTAAACAGGCGCCGCGACGGATCGTACAGGCCCGACATGTCGTCGGCGGTAAGGATTTCGTCCTTGTCCGCCAGGCGCCGGTTGAGGTCGTACAGGAATTTGTTGGTGGCTTGCTTGCCGGCCTGGTTGGCGCTCTGTACCAGCGCTAGGCGCGGATCTTTATCGTCCTGGGCAGCCATTAGCGTTTGGTCCTGATGTTAGTGGCCAGGCCGGCCTGCTGCTTGAGCGTGCGTAAATGCTCAAGCGTTGGCAGCACCAGGTCTTGCTCCTTGAGTTCGGCGTCCACGTTGGGCAGCCCGGCGGCCGCCATGATGGTCAGCACTTCGGTGGGATCGTTGTAGACGCGCCGGGCAACCCGTGACAGGTCGAAGCGATCGCTGGGGAGAGTGCGCACCACTTGGCGCAGGTTGGAATACGTCGGCTCTGTCTGGCAGAACCGGCGCACGTCCTTGTAGAACCTGGAAACTTCAATCATCACCACCCCCATCACGCAAAGTCAGGGGGTGAATTGTCACCGGCTGGCGGCCGGCGATCGGGGCGGGGTTTGCGTCTACTCGGTTACTTCGGCGGGCGCATCGGAACCCACCGCCGGCGGCGTTACGTTTTTCCACTTATCGGCCTGGCTGCGGTGAGCCATGCACAGCACTTGCCCCTCCAGTCCGTCTTCTTCGGTCAGGTAATACTCCGGCAGGTCGTTGGCCTTGATGATTTCCCTGAGTGCACGGGTGAACTCCTTAAATTCCCCAGTGCTACCGCTTCGCTCGAATATGGTCCTGAACCCCCACCGGGCGCTGGTCTTGCCCGCGGCCTTGCGCGCCAGGCGATACAGGAACCGACCAATGCCGGCATCGAGCAGGAAGTAATCCGGATGCACTGTCAGCACGTCAGGTTTATCGCCCTCTGTGATTTCGGCGTACATCCAATCGGCAATCTTGAATTCGACGTACTCGACTTTCTTGGTCTTGACGTTGCTGATCACCTTGGTAGCGCCAATGAGGTTATCGGACTCGTTGACCATTTTCAGCTCGCCGTCCTTCATCATCAGCCGCTCCATGCTGACGTGGGTAGTGCTCAGCCGATTCAAGGCGTCCACAACAAAGGCCTTCTGCGCCCCGCCGTTGTCTTTGCGGCAGAACTTGAGCACATCGGAAATGTGGGGACGGAAAACCTGGGGAGGTTTCTCGCCCGTACCTTCGGCATACCGATTCATCGCCTCGGTGAGGTGGGATATCGCCATCAGCACCAGGTCATAGTCCCAAACCGAAGCCATGCCATAGGCGCCAGACGCCACCTGCACAAAACCATCGGTCAACTCGTAACGCATCACCTCATTGGCGCGCTTGTCCCGCTTCGATAGCCGGTACACCGCTACGTCCATGACGCCACGGTTATCCTTGGCGCCTACGTCGTAGAGCATGGGCGCAAAGAAGTCCGGCTGATCGGCAGCGCCCCGCGGCCTTTTGCGCATGCTGGGCGTAGTCGTGGCCGGCTTGGTGGCTGGTGCCTTGGGTTTGGCCTTTGGTGGCGCCGCTGGGGCCTTCGTGGCTCCCTCAGCGATGCCCGCCAGCAGGTCACCTTGTTTTGTAGCAGCGCGCGCCTGCTGTTTGGCCTGCATTGCCTTAACCACCAGTTCGTGGCGGTTTGCCGGCTTCTCGTCGGCTTTGTCGGATGGCATATGGCGCCCCATTCGTGTGTATTGAGTGATGATAGGTGCTTGAGGTTCTGCGGGAAACTTTGGTGGCGCCGGTGTGGTGGTGGGTAATTTACGGAATTCGGTGAAGCCATCCTGATGAAACCCCGTGTTTTCGGGCATTTCAGATGGTTCAGACCGACGAAAGGTAGGACCACACCCGGTTTTTCCGTAAATTACCCACCAGAAGCCTCCAAAAAGTGGCGCCGGGCGTAAATTACCCACCCAACCCAGTAAATCACCCACCGAATTCCGTAAATTACCCACCAGAATCGTAAATTACCCACCCGCCCACAGGTTTGTGCACAAGCTACAACGCCCGCCTGGCATGGGCTGTAACGGGTTATTCACATTGCCCAAAACATAGATAAAACAAAGTTCTAAAACTTTAAATCTTTATAAGGGCGGCGGAATTGAAAAAAGCCGCTCCAGAAATCGCCTCCAGAGTGGGCGCTCCAGCTCAGCAACACGGGCCCTCGCTTTCTTCAGATCCGACGCCAACAGCCTGACAATGCGCTGGGGCTCGAAGAACTTGCCGCACACGTCGCAGATAGCCGCGCAATTGGGGAATAGGTAGGTGATTGTGCAAGAACCTTCGCACTTCTGCCTGGGTTCCTCCTCTGGCGCCACCTCAGCGCCAGGGAACGCAATCACGCGGCCCATTCAGTCACGCTCCAGGTCGGGGGACACGTCCATGCTGATCGGGAACTTATCGAACACCGAACGAGCGACCACCAGCGCCATGCGCATACCCTTGGCCATGTCTTCATTCAGCACCACGCGCTGGTCATTCCCATCATCGCCGTTGAATTGCAGCTCGGTACCGGGCTTTAAGTGCTCTCGCACTTCGTCCAGGTTCTTTAGGCGAGCATTCAACCAGCGCTCCAGGTAACGGATGCCTTCAACGGAGTCAGGCAGGTGCACCACGCGACTGATCAGCGCTCGAAACTCCATTTCCACCAGTTCGTGGTCGTCCTTCGTGTGCTGGGCAGCAAAAGGCCCGTCGATCATGCTCCAGGAGGACGCCAACCGCTGGGACTCGCTCATTACCTCCTGGATCAGATCCGCGCGGCACGCTTCCATGCCGTCCAGGTTGCCCGCTTCGATCATTTCCTTGAGGTCCAGCAGCACGCCTTCAACGGTTTCGATGGCTGGGCTGGTGACGGGTGCAACAAATGGTTTCTGGCTGTTCATTGGGGTCTGTCCTTGATTAATCAGTGTTTGGTGGCTTGGGCGGCGCGGCCGGCGGCCACTTCAGCGCGAAGGGCTCCAAGGCCCTCCAGGTGATCGAAAGCCCGATCGCTTGTCTCTGGCGTGCTGTAGGCGCACAGGAAGCCATTGATCACGTTGCGGAGCATCCCGGCAGGGTCGTGGCCCTTCATTGCGGACATGACAGCCAACTGATCCAGCAGGATGGCCGGGGTTTGTCTGAATAGGTCCACCCCCAGACGCTGGGCTAAGTCTGTGAACGTCGCGCGCAGATAGTCATGGGTCTGCTCGGGCGTCCGTCCGCCGATTTGAAGCCGGCGCCCGGTGTCACGACCGAACGGAATGCTGGCCAGCTCGCTCAGCTTGCTTTCGACAACTGACGCCACAAGGGCGGTGTACAGCTCTGCCTGGTAGGCGGCCATGGCCATGTTGGACTTGCCGCCTTTGCGAAACAGTCCTTCGAAATCGTTCATCGTTATTCGTCCTGAAATGGATTGGCGCGGCTGGCCAGGGCTTCAAGCGCAAGCACCAGCGCCGGGCCCATAGCGCCAGCAGTGGTGCCTTCGCAGTACTCACGCAAGGTCAGATCCTTGATCCCCAGGCGGGTGGCCACGGCTTTACGGGCGACACGGTGGCGAGTCATCAGCACTTGCACCAGTTCGGTGATCCGCTCGGGTTGAGTCCTGGCCGCGTCTTCCTCCTCCTCACTCAACAGAAAGGTCCATTTCAGGACCGCATCAGAATCCAGCAGGAGCGCTTGTGACTCGACTTCAGCCATTACCGCGCCATCATGCTCACGGTGAAGCTCGCAGGGCCGCCACTGGCCGCTGGCGCGCTCGAAGCATGCCGCCATGCGGTAATCACCCATGGCGGCCACTTCACACAGCTCGACCTTGTACAGCACGTCACGCCCGGTCACGCCGAACACAACAGCGCTCCCCATCAGGGTGACATTCGTTACTTTGCTCATTGGTGCCTCTCAACTTGTGGGAGTGTGGCGCGCAGGCCGGCCTTGTTCTGGGCCCAGCGCATGGCCATACCCTGGACCAGCAACACGCTGCCATCTTTGAAGGTGTAACGGCTGCCCCGGCGCGATACGTACAGCTCGGTGCATTCCAGACTGGCGTAGGTTTCAGCCTGGTCAGCATCATCGGCCTTGCCAGCGATCTGCTCGGCCTTGAAGGTGAGCAGGTTTTCTTTTGACACTGGTGTATCTCCTTAGTGGGGTGTCAGGCGTTGACGACGATCGGCTCATTGCCAGGCGCCAGCAGCTTGTAGCGGGCGTTGACGACACGGCCGGCGGCATGACGCGCTAACGCCTTGCGGCAATCGGCCTTGCTGTAGTGGGAGGAGAGAATGAGCAGCTTCCCCGCGGTGTCGTACCCGACCACGGCGGCCTTGTACGTCATGTGGGCATCACGGCTGGCGGTATCGCCGTTGGCCATGGTTACGGTGAGCTTGTCCACGGTGCTGATCATCACGGCGCCGACAGGGGTGCCGATGGGGGTGTTTTGCATTGCGTTATTCCTGGCTGAAATATCGTTGGAAGTGCAACTATAGTGCTCATTGCGCACTTTATCAACGATTCGTGATGCCCATAACGAACTTTTGGCAACAAAAAGCCCGCTGCATTGAGCGGGCTTCCTTCAACGGTGTATCAGTGGCAGCCGTAAACCGAACGGGTGCCTGCATGGTTCGTCGCCGGGCAACGCTTGCGGCGATTGGCCTGGGCGTTCTCCCGGCTGGCGATCGCGAACGGCTCAGCACGCTGGCGGCGAGCCAGACGGTATTCACCTACGACGGTAAGCACGTTGCGGTGCTGGCCGGCGCCGATCAAGCCAGTGACGTGCTCGCGTGCAACCAGGGTGGCCCGGCTTACGCGCATCAGGGTAGGCACGGCCTGCTCGATCGCTTTGAGGGTGACGCCATCCAGTAGCATCAGTTCTACGCCGTCAGGCAGCACCCCGATCACGTACTTGTCTTCAGCCCTGAAGGCCGCGAAAGCATCAGCGTCCATAACGGTGCGCACGCGGTTTCCATAACACTTGAACTGCATAACTTCTCCTAAGCGGTACGGCTATGTGGGCAATATGCCACTAATAAAGTGTCCTCGGACATTTTCCCGACGAAAAACTACCGCATAGCTGGGTTGGAGCTCGAATAACCCCATTTATTGTGCCTGTTTGGTGCTTTCGCGCCGGATTGTTGGCGTTTATCGAGTGGAATCAAACGCCTATGTCCCACGCCGGTGCAAAAGGCGATCCGCGCCGCACGCCGTTGGTCGTACATGCGACATGGGGTCACGCCACCGGTGCGGGGTTTATCCCACAGTCACACCGACGCAGGTATCGCGCATTTTCACGATCCTTGAGCTGAGTGCGCAGTTGCTCGATGCTGGCGTGCGCCTGGTCACGGGCATAGTGCGCTTCACGAATCATGCGGTTCATCTGCTCGACATCACCCACACGGCTGAGCAGCTTGGCCAGCAACCACAGCTCACGCTTCTGGTCGGCGGGTTGGCGCCAGCGCTCGCACACGTCCTGGAACGTGCCGCAGTTGTTCGACTCCGCTACCGGGCCGGCCATGGGCTTGATGTGGCCCCGCTTGTTCACCCACAGCAGCCCCCAGCCCGGCGGCAGATCCGCCACCTGAATCAGGCCCTCGGGGCACAGGTAGTACCGGAAGTCACCCAGACCACCCGCCTGGCGGTGCGGCTTGCGCTTGTCGGCCAGGAAGTCGGAACGGGACACCTTCACTTCGACTACAACCGACTCCGCACCATGCCAGCCCGTCCGGAAGCCGATCGCGTCGGGAATCTCGCCCATCTGGCCGCTGGGGCATTCCGATACCGCCACGTTGCAGCCATGGCCACGGGCGCTGTTCTGGCGCTTGAGCCATACCACGGCCAGGTCACACAGGGCCTTATGGGTGAAGTCCGACATTGGTGCAGCTCCTTTCGTCGTTACATGCCCGCAAAGGCTTCCTCACCGGCCTGAATGGCGGCGGCCTTGCGGTCATAGTTGGCGCTCACCGCTTCACCAGCGGCCGGCACGTAATCGGCGTCTTCGAGGAACGCCATGGAAATGGTGTCGAAATAGTCGGGCGACGGCAGGCCTTCGGATGCCATGTCCTGCTTGCGCGCCACCTGGTAGCGCCCCAGGCCGTCCAGGATGTAAGGCATCCGGCTACCCTGGTCGAGCAAGTCGCGCTTGTACTTGGAAATGAAGCGCACAGCCCCGTCCTTGACCGCTTCGGCGGCGTGCACGGTGGCCTGGGCCCGCTGGTTGTAGAATCGTTGGCGGTAGGCGTTTTTGAACGTTGGCTTGCCCCATTGCACGCCTATGACGTTGGCGTTACCGGTACCCAGCTCGATCAGGCGCTTGAGGAACTGTTCACCCATACCGCTGGCGTCGATGACGATCGTGGGGTTTGAGAGCGGCGCGCAGTACTCCAGCAGCTTCACCGCCACCGGGGTCCAGTCGAGTGTGTTGGTGTACACAGGGACATCAACGACCTCGATCCGACGACGACTGGCACCCATCATCCGGTCACCGTGGCCAATGACGCGCAGGTGGGTGGCCACCGTCTTGTCTCGGCCCACACCGGCCGACACGTCCACCACGATCAGGTGGCCCCAGGCTTCGCTGTCCTGGATGACGCGCGGGCCTTCAATGACGCGCTCGATCGCTACAGAGCTGAGTAAGTACTTGCTGGAGTTGGTCGGGAACATGCCCCGGACCTTGATTTGATACTCCATTTCATCCCGCCCACCGTACTGCAGGATCTTGGAGGCGATGAACTCATCAGATACCAGCGGGCTCAGCTCGGAGCTGAATGTCAGGCTGGTCCACTCCCCGCCCTGGCGCTTGCTCAGGCTGTGGTGAGTGTCCCGGAAGAATCCGCTGTCACGGGTAGGCTGTGACGCCATGACAAAGCGGTTGCGCTTGTCCGTGAGTGCGCCACCGATAACGCCAAAGTTTTCGTCTGGAATGCCTGACGCTTCGTCCGCCAGCCATAGCAGGTAGTCGCCGTGGGTACCGGCCAGGTTCTCAGGTGAGCCGCGTGGGGCGGTACGGGTGGTGACGTACCAAACCGCGGACTTGCTGTTGATGTAGACCTTTTCGGCCTGGATGGTGAAGTACTCGGCAACCCAGGCGTGCGGCCCCTTCAGAATTTCGGTCTTGAGGTTGGTTATTTCCTTCCATACACCCTCTCGCACCGTCTTCAACTTCGGCGCGGTGACGTAGGTGTTGGAGTTGCGATAGCACAG